TTTATTATACGCTCTATTATTTCATTATTATTTATATTTTTTTTTTTTTCATTTTTAAAACAACTATATATATATGTTGAATATATAATTGTTATATTTAAAAATATTACTAGATATATTATTATATTATTTCTATATATCTTATTTATATCTAAATTATATATATTATAATTTATTTCATAAAAAATATCGTATAGTGTGTGTATTATATTATCGATTTGATATGTTAAATTTGCCATTTTATAATAATTAATATATGAAAAAAATCATTTTTTTATTAAAATATATAAAAAATGATTTAATTTATTTTTTAATAAATAATTATGATTAAATATCATGTTTTTGATAACTATTACTTATCTATACATAAAGATATAGAAGAAACTAAATATTTTATTAAAATTAGAAACGAGTACATTTTCTCGTCTGATTATCATGAAGATTATTATCCATTAGATAAAGATTTTGGACCTATAAATATATATTTTATTTCTAAATTTTGTAATTTTTTAAATAATATTTTAAATAATGATAAATTAAAAAATAATAATAGAGATATTGTATATTATATATATGACACAGTTGATAAAATTGATTTAATGAATGCTACGTTATTATCCGCATGTTATATGCTTATTTATTTAAATATTAAACCAGACGAAATTATTTTTAAAATTTCACATTTATTAAATTTACATCCATGTTATTATCATGATTGTGTTTCAAAATTTGGTGGTTATTATTCTTCTATTACCGATTGCATCCGTGCTATATATCACTCTATTAATATTAATATTTATTATATTTATACATTTGATTATAAAGATTATGAGTATTGTACTGATTTTAAATTAAGAGATATGAATATAATTGCTAATAAATTTATTGCAATGTGTTGTCCTTCCAATAAAAATATTGAAAATGTTAAAAATGAATTATTAAATAGAGGTGTTAATACTATTATTAGATTAAATGGAGACACTTATGATAAAAAACTTTTTAATGATAATAATATTAAAGTAAAAGATCTATATTTTGACGATTATACATGTCCTTCTATCTATATTATTAAAAAATTTTTAAATATAGTTTCAAAAATAAAAGATGATAAACTAATTGCTATTCATTGTCGTGCAGGTCTTGGTAGAACAGGAGTACTTATTTGTATTTGGCTTATTTTAAAACTAAATTTTAAACCACGTGAAGCAATTGCTTATATTAGAATAATTAGACCAGGATCTATTATGGGTTCTCAAGGTTTTTTCTTAGAATCTATTGAATATTTAAAAGAAATTATATAATATTTAAATTATTATTTGTAATTTTTAATTGATTATCTAATTCTAATAATTCTTTTTTATCTAATACAAATTCTAATTCTAAATTTTTTTTTTTATTTAATACAAAATTATTTTTATATCTTTGATACGGCATAACTATTTCATAATTATCATTATTATTTCTAACAATATCTAAACTTTTATCTCTTTTATTATACATTTTTATATTATAATTATCTGTTTTAATTAAATTTTTTTTTCTATTATTTTTAATAAATTTTGTTTTATTTAAAATTTCATTATATGTTTTATCACTTTCGTTATCTGATAGTTGTTCAATATTACTATTTATATTATAATTTGAATGTATTTTTTTTATTTTTCTATCTTTTAATACTTTTATTTTTATATTATGCCATATTTTTATTAAATTAAAATCAGTTGTCATTTTTAAAATTTAATATATATATATATATATATATATATATATATATATTTATATTTATATTAATTTAGCAAATTTTATATTATTTACCAAATCAATATTTTCTATTTTATCATTACGACATTTTTGTTTACCTAAAAAAAATGTTTTATAACTAAACGGGATTTTTCTTTTTATATTTTCTTTTTTTTTTAATATTAAATAATTTATTACTCCAATTATTGTTATAACAAATGCTACTAATAATAATATATTATTTATTAATTTATATTTTTTTACATTTTTTTTTTCTTTTTCTAATTTTTTGATTTTTATAGTTATTATATACATAGTTAAAAATATAATTAAAACAAAAATTGTTATATATATATGTGTTTTTGTTGTTAATACAAACCATATATAAAATATTACTGAATACAATATTCCTTTTATTACATCATTTACATTATTTATATCTATTCCAACTAATATTACTAAAAAAGAAAATGTTAAAAATCCAAATAAATGTTTTAAATACATATTTTCTTGTAATATCTGTCTAAACTTACATCCAAATAATTCTCCTATGAAATTACATGCTATTATTAAATATATAGCAAAAAAAGCCTCATATGGTATTTCATTTAATATATTCATTTCTATTTAAAGTTTATTATATTATTTCAATACATACTATTAAAAATTATTGGAATATGCCAAATTGTATATATATTAAATTTATTATTAAATCTTTTTAAATAATTTATTAATTTATTTATTTTTATATTTGATAATTTTAATATATATTTTTTTATATAATTATTTATTAGGATATCTCTTTCTATCTTTTCTATTTTTTCACTTATAATTTTTATCTTATTATAATAATCTGATAATATTATTTTTTCATTTATTTTAAATATGTAATATAAAGGATTTTCTTCATTAAATTCCCAAATTATATTTTCATAATAATATTCAAAATTTATTGCCCAAATATCCCAATATTTTATTAAAAATGGTTCAAAATTTTTTATTATATAATAATTTCTTATTTGTTCTAATAATTCAGACGGTTGTTCATATATTATTTTTGAATATATTAAATCTATCATATCATCGTTTAATATATCTTCCATAAATAATATAAATATAAATAATATATTATTTATATTATATTATGGAAAATTTTATAAGTGAAAGATTTAATAATTTATCTATTAAAAAACATATTTGTAATATTTGTAAAAAAACATATGATAAAAATAATAATAATTTTTGCGATATTTGTACTAATAAATTAACATATCATTTTCCTAATTGTAATTGTATATATTGTAGATGAAAAAAATGGTATAGTACCATTTTTTTCATTTATTGTTTATCTAATCGAGATCAGATAGCGTGTCGTAATCGGTGTAGTCAATTTTATCATAGTAATTTTCTTTTTCTTCAATATCACTATAATAAACTTCATTATCAATCAAATCGCGGATATTGATTTGACGACCGTATTTTTTTCCACGAGGTTCTGAAAAATTGAGATAGATCATAAAATCAGTTCCCATGATGGTATACATTCTTATATTAAAAGGTGTTTAATCTAGCTAAAGATGCTTTGCTTTGCTTTGCTTTGCGTTATGTTGCTTTGTTTGTTGTTATTATTTTAATTATATAAAATAATCATTTTTTTTCATTTTTTGTATTTTTTTATACAAATTATTTTATTATTTTATTATACCTACTATTTGTTAATAAACTATGACCCATTTTCTCACTTATTATTTTTAATTCATTATTAGTTAATTGTTTTTTTCTCATTTGTGTAGCGTATGATATTCTTAACCATCTTAAAGTTATATTTTCATTATATATTTTTTTAAATATATTTCCAATTTTTTTCCCCAACACATTACTAGTCATATCTAATAATTTATCTCCTTTTTTTTTATTTTTATATAATAAATATTCTTCTATTATTTCTTGCAATATTTTGGGTATTAATATTTTTTGTTGTCCAAATATATTTTTTGTTTTATAATTATTAAATATAAAATATTCTGGAATTTTATTTAATATTATATAATTATATTCGTCCTTTATATTATCCAATTCTGTAATATTTATTATTTTCATATTTGAATATTCCAATCTTCGTGGTGGTATTAATGTATATAAACTATATATTAATTTATCTTCTATGTTTTTAATATCATTTAATTTATTATTATCATATTTTTCTATTATTTTATTTTTATCATCAATATTTATATCATTATTATCCCTATCATTTTCATATTCATTTCCAATCTTTATTATTTCTTTAGCAATATTTATATATATATTATTTTCTCTATAATGTGGTATGTAAGAAGTTAATATAGCATATGGTATTAAATATGTTTTTATAGTTGTATTATTATCGTAAAATTTTTTTAAAGTTTTTATTATATTATTTTCATTTAAATAATATAAATTATCTAGTATATATTTTATATCATCTTCGTCATAATTGTTATTTAAAATATTTAATAATATATCTTTATTTAATTCGTTATTTGTTATTTTTTTATGTATTCTTATTATTTTGCTACAATAATCCAATGCTGTCTCTTTTTTAAGATTTTTATTACCATTTTTTTCCCATTTTGGTATTATTTCTTTTTCTATATTTTTATAATTTGATATTTTTTCTATATTTGTATTTGTATTTGTATTTTCTAAATTATTTTTATTTTTATAATTATTTTTTTGTTTTCTATATGTTCTCATATATAAATTTTTTGATATTTTTTTTTCATTTTCTATATTTATTATTTTTTCAGCTTCTTTTAAATTCATAAATAATATATTATATAATGTTTATATATTATTACAATTGACAAGTGCCTCCTAAAAGAGAATCAGTGTACGTGCCTGTTTGATCGTTGCCAGTTTGTCTAGAATTTGGACAACAATAACGCTCTCTATTATCATTAAATGTGGGGAAATGCGTCTGTGCGTCAGTGCTACATTTACTATTCATTAGGATCTCCGTATCTCGACTCTCATCTGTCTGATAATTATATAATTTAAGACAATCCTCTTCGTCGGTTTGTAAATGACATTGATAATTGAGACCCTCTATCGGTAACTCTTGACCAGCACAAGAATCAGTGCCGTCGGGAGCTCCTCCGCCTCGCGGAAATTTGAAATTTGAATTACCATTTAATAAATCATAACCGCAATTTTTTTTAAGAGAAGTACCTTCGCGTTCGTGATAACCAACATTCCAAAAATCTATATTTCTATCAAAATCTGATCCACAAGTAAATGTCCGATATGGATCATAAGTCCATGCAGTCCCAAACACAGTCTCTTCACTATTTTGGCGCATCGGACACACTTTTAACCCAGCTCCGCGCGTAATCCCACTATCTGTGACTATATTATCCTGCCCTACCTCTTCTCCCGGGCAGTAATAATTTGGTGGACAATAAGCACATTCATCTAATGAATTACCATCAGCATCATATTTTTGATAAAATCCAGCTTTACATATGTAACCTTGGCTACTATCTGTTTTTAGCATAGCACCAGGTGTGTCAGATGTTAATAGTTGATTAGTTCCAGAAGCACTTCCACTAGATCCAATGCAACTTGCACTTCCTGGAGACGAAGTTTGACCACTGGGACAAGATTGACAAGTCGTTTCCGCAGTAGCTCCTGTAATAGTAGAATATGTATTAGCATCACATTGTGTACAATCTTGATTCCCACTAGT